ACCTGGGCAAGGCTGAATAAAGCTCTTTGACCATATTTAATATGAGCTGCTGCTGAGCAGGCGATAATGCCTGGAACATTTTGATAAGTTCCAGGGATACGGGCGCCTGATCCGGCGCGGCATGCCCTTTTTGAACGACCTTTGCGCTACCCATCGCCAGGACATTGTTTTGGTTAATATGCCTGGCATGGCTGAGCTTTTCCGCGAAGATCACGTTTAATTCTTTTTTGAGATAATCCACTGTAATTTGACAAAGAGATTGAGATTTTCATATGGTTTGAGAGAAAGCCACAAAGCCTTGATTGGCAAGGATATGGCGGGCAAATATCTCAAACCGAGTGATAAGCGAAAAATGGCCGAAAATTGCAAGGTAGACACTTGGTTTGAGATATTTAAGAATTGAATAAATAACGTATTTTGGCATTTTAAAGCACCTGTAAAATATATATATTGGTTTGCGGAAACGGATTTTGCAAAAACTGATGAACGGACATGGACGGACATTGCGATAATTGCTGTATGGGCGGACTGCAACTGGTGGTTGAGTGTGAGATTTACGAGAAGGACCGGATAGCCGTGGACCTGGGCAAGGCTGAATAAAGCTCTTTGACCATATTTAATATGAGCTGCTGCTGAGCAGGCGATAATGCCTGGAACATTTTGATAAGTTCCAGGGATAAGGGCGCCTGATCCGGCGCGGCATGCCCTTTTTGAACGACCTTTGCGCTACCCATAGCCAGGACATTGTTTTGGTTAATATGCCTGGCATGGCTGAGATTTTGCGAGATGGAATAGCTTTTATCCGGAACCGGATCCACGCTGGTGAGCAGCCAATCTGTAGTAACATCAAAATACTTAGCAATCAATAATAACCTGGATGAACTTAAGTCTTGACTATCTCTAATAATTCGTGATAACGAACCCGCATCAATACCCAAAGCAGATGAAGCATCAGCGAGATTTCTAAACCTCTCTTCAATCAGACTTTTTAGCCGTTTTCCTAATGACATAAAAAAATAATCATTGGCTATTGCATATTGCCAATAGCCTATTTATATTCGCTCTAAAATTAAATCATTGATCACAAAAAAAAGGAACTCAAATATGGCTCCCACTTTTAACCGACGCCTGGTAAATACGTCCGAGATTGCGCGACAGCTGGGCATTTCGCAAAACTATGTTTCGCTGATTCTGCGCGGGAAGCGCAAGGCGCCCAAATACCGCAAACTTATCAATGAACTGTTGACCAGGGAACTGGCCAAGGACAAAGCGGCCTGATTCCCTTTTGAAGTAAAAATACGCTGCTGTTCAATATATGTCAATGAAAATATGATGATTTGTTTTGAGCGAGGCATTTATGAGGCGTGAAAATACCTATTCCCTGATCGAAAGCATCCGCAAGACGATCCACTGCGATGATTACACGGTGGACGACCTGGCGGACCAGCTCGGCATTAGCGCAAACCTGGTTTACCGTATGGCCATTGAAGGCGAAAGCGGCGACGGTTTTTTGAAGCACCTGCAGCGCCTGGTACAGCTAATTAAATGCAGCAGGAAAGATTACATTATCCAGACGATATGCCGGTTGTGCGGCGGTTACTTTAGCCGCGAGCCGCGAACGGGCCAGGGCAAGGCCGAGCGCGAAATTGAGATCGCGGATTTTAACCTGGAATATGCCCTGCTGTTAAAAACTTTTGCCCTTCTTTTAAAGGAACCCACCCGCACGCTTAAGGCGGAATTTGACCAGCAGCTTGACGGCCATATCGCCCATTTTATGGAAATGCGGCGCAAGGCTGAAACCGACCACAAACAGACCAGCCTGATCGATCGACTTGAGGAGCCACAGAATGCCTGAACTGGAAAATATATTGCCTACCTTGTCAGATAAAGGTACGCAAGAATTTGATCAAGGTACGCAAGAATTTGATCAAGGTACGCAAGAATTGCGCACCTTAGCAAACGGGTTAAAAAATAAGCAGTTAGCTTTAAGCGAGGTGTGGATTGAGGTTAAAAAAGGTGCGCAACTTTTGAATATTCCGCAAAGAACCGCTCAGGAGCGGTGCAAGGCCGGGAAATACACGGTGCGCAAGGTTCGCGGCAATGGCGGGGAGCGTTATGAGATTTTGCTAAATTCTTTGCCCATTGAAGCGCAGGTAAGGTATTGGAATAGCGCCGGAACAGGGGATTTCTCTCCCGATAAAAATCGGGATCGAAATGACAAAGTATCAGACGCGGCGCCGACGGAGAAGGCGCTGGCCAGGCATGATTTTTTGCGGCTGTACACGCAGGCCTCGGAGACGAACTGGGGCGGCAAGGTGGAGGCTAAACACCATTTTCTTGAACATTATAACAACGGGCGGGCCTTTCCGGATCTGCTGGCGCGGCTGGGCCTGGTTTCTTACCAGACGGCGGAACGCTGGCGGCTTTTATGGGAGAAGGCGGAGCGCAATCCGGACGCGCTGCGGGATAACTACCATCCCACTCGTATGAGCAGTATATCGGCCGCGCAGGCGGACATTCTGCTTAAGGTGGTGCTCTCACCCAACCGGCTGCCTTTGCAGGAGGCGATTAGGCGGGCGCAGCAGATGATGCGGGCGCAGAACATCGCCTGCGGCCAGAGCGAGATTACTTACCGGCGGTTCATCCAGTCCTGGATCCGCGAGAACCACGATTTATATATCGCCATGCGCGACGGTGAGAAAGCGCTGAATGATTTGGCCATGCCTTATATTCAGCGTGACCGGGACAAGATTGAGAGCGGCGATATTCTGGTGGCGGACGGGCATACGCTTAATTTTGAGGCGATAGATCCTTTTACGGGCAAGCCCAAGCGCATGACGCTGATCGGCTTCTGCGATTTTAAGAGCGGATGTCCGACGGGATTTGATATTATGCCCACAGAGAATGTGCTGGTGATTGCCTCGGCTCTGCGCAAGGCGATTTTAACGATGGGTTTTAAGCCGCGGGCGGTCTACATTGATAACGGCAAGGCTTTTGGCGCAACTTACTTTACTTCCAGCCTGGAGGGCAGCGGCATTAGCGGGCTGTTTGAGCGCCTGGGCATTAAAACCGTATTTGCGGAACCCTACCATGGCCAATCCAAAACCATCGAACGCTTTTTTGGCTCTTTCGCGGAGCTGGAGCGGCGCCTGCCTTCTTACACCGGCATCGATATAAGCCATAAACCGGCGCGCATGATGCGCAATGAAAAACTGCACAAGACCGCTCATGAACGTCTTACCTCGGGCACGGCGCCGGACCTGTTCACTATTACCAACCTTATTAAAGAGTGGATCGCGGAGTATATTCAGCGTCCATACCAGGGCGGATTTTACAAGGGCCGGGCTCCGCTGGACATTTTTGCGGAGAGCCTGGAGCGGGTAAAACATGCGGACGATTTTGAGCAGCGGCTGATTGGCCGGAACGAACTGAATTACCTGATGCTGGCGCAGCGCAAAGCTTCCATAGGCCGCAACGGCGTGCGCTATAATAATGAATGGTACTGGGATGAGGCGCTGTATGGTTTGACGGGAACGGTTACCCTGCGGGTGGATTTCGGGGATCCGGATACGGCATTGGTTTATGATGAGGATGACGAGCTGATCTGCGCCGCGAAACGCGCGGGCATGACGCATCCGGCGGCTTCGATACTGGGGTCTGAAGACGACCAGGAACAGCTTTCGCGGCTGATTGCCGCGCACCGGTCATTGAAGAAGAAGACGGTTAGCCAGGCGAAGGCGCTTCTGAATGCGGGGATAGGAAGACCCTTTCCCGATAAATCGGGACTCAGGGTGACAAAAGAAAAAATACAAAATGAAGAAGGGGACATGCCTTCCACCACAAACAGGGGGTCTCTCGACAAGCTCGAGACTGGGGATGAGAAGGAAGAGAGTGTGTTTAGCATTTTAGCACGGGACGCGGAAATGCGCATGGCGGAGCGGAAAAAAAAGCAATTGGAATCTGGTGATAATCCCATCTTTTTATTTGAGTACGAACGGGAGGCCTGGCTTAAAAAAAAAGCGATGGGGGAGTAAATAACAATAAACAATAACCCTCCATAGGCGGGCAAGCCAGCGCCTGAGGCGGGCAAGCAAATACAAAATAAAAAACAAACAGGGGATTTCTCTCCCGCGAAGCGCGGGACTCGAAATGACAAGGAAGGAATGTGATATGTTTGTAAATCTGACTGAAATAAACCGGAATCATCGAAGCGAAGGCCATAAAAAGCATGGCATCACTTTCCGGGTCAAGCTAAACGACAATGGTCATCAATTAATTATCGGCCTTCCGAAGGATATTGCCGAACAAGCGCAGATTAATCCAGAACAGCGGGTGGAAGTGCTGTATTCACCGGATGAACGATATTTCCTGATCCGGACATGAATCGGTTGACAACCTTGGGCGGTGGTGGATGGCTCTGGGAAAGGCCTGGTTTAAGGCAAAGCTGAAGATCAAAGTAAAACAGGGGGATATTCCTTCCACCACAAACAGGGGATCTCTCGACAAGCTCGAGACTGGGATCGGGATAACAATAATGCATGGAGGTTTGAGATGATTCAGAATGATTTAAAGCAACTCATGAATGAACGCGGCTATAGCCAGACGGCGGTGGCGCGTAATCTGGGCATCAGCACGGCGGCTTTAAGCCAATGGCTGGCTGGAGATTACAGCGGCCGCAGCGAAAAGATAGCTGCGGCGGTGGATGGTTTTCTGCAGCGCGAAAGGGAACGCCGGGCGATTACGCGCCTGGAAATCGATTTTCTTTACACGGATACAGCGCGGCGCATTTTGGAAGTTTGCCGTATGTGCCACCTGGACGGTGAAATTGGACTTATTACCGGTGAGGCCGGGAACGGTAAAACAACCGCAGTAAAGGAATACGCCAGGCAGAATAGCGATGTTGTTTTGATTGAGGCGGACCTGGGATATTCCGCCCGGGTGTTGTTTAAAGAGCTGCACCGTAAAACCGGCCACGATGGCGAAGGCATTCTGCACGATATGTTTGAGGATGTTGTGGATAAGCTAAACGGCAGCGGACGCCTGATTATTGTGGACGAAGCGGAGCATTTGCCGACGCGGGCCCTTGATTTACTGCGGCGTATTAATGACAAAACCGGCGTAGGCATTGTGCTGATCGGTTTACCGCGCCTGGTGGAACAGGTGACCAAAAAACGCGGGGATTATGCTTACCTGTATTCGCGGATCGGTATGGCGGCCAGGGTTTTTAAGCTGACGGAAGAGGATGTAAAGCTGTTTGTGGAGGGGGTGTTTCCCGGGGCCAACGGTATGTGCAAATCGTTTGGCACGGCCTGCGGCGGTTCTGCACGCATTCTGGTAAAGCTCTTACGGCGGGCCAAGCGGTTAACACAGATCAATAACGCGCAGTTAACGCGATCGCTGGTGGATAAGGCGGCGGAGATGCTGCTGGTATAAAACAGGGGGATTCCCTGAGCAGGGGATCCCTCGAAAACTCGGGATGACAATGAAGGATGGAGGCGGAATGAAGAAATATAGTCAAAATAAGCCGCTGGCTATGCGCATACAGCAAATGTGGCAAACACTGGATGTAAAAGGTTATCTGGCCTGGAGTGATTTTGCGAAAATAAGCTTGAACCTGCAGGAAGTGGAAGAGATCGCCCGGGAACGCGGCATGGAGCTGGTGGAGACTTTTACCACAGGGCGGCGGATATTTGTGATGCAAAGCCATATCCGGACGCGGGAAAAACTGCCATGCGGTTTGTTACATCGGGATCTTCCGCGATGTGCCCATGGCAATGCCTGTTATCTGGCCAGCAAATGCAAAGCCGCTCTCCGGGAGCAGGAGATAACCGGGAGGCAACCAGGCGGAGTTATACGCTGCCATGCCAATGCGCAGTGGGGATTGGGATACTAGAATAAAAAATACAAAATAAAAAAATGAAGAGAGGGGGGTAAAATGATAGATAAGAATGGCGTGGAAATTAAGCGGGGTAAGTTCTGCCGTTATGAGGGCAGAATTATGAAGGTGCTTTTCGCGGGATCCGGGAAAATGGTTGTGGCGGATGATGAGACCAAGGAAGTGCTGAATGTTCAACCGGAATGCCTGAAGCACCGGATTCTCAATATCGAGATTATTGCGAGTTATCCTTATTAAAGCGGTGGATGCAATGGAAGAGAAAACGGATACTCTAGTTATCCTTACGGAACAGGGGTACAAGCAGATTCCCCGAAAAGTGCGGGCCTTAAAATCTTTTCCCCTGCTAAGAAAAGGCTGGCCGGTGGATGTTGTGATTAAGCCAGGTGAAACCGGAGAATATTTTGAGCACGGTGACTGCTATAATTTTAGCGCCCGGGATAAGTTTATTCCTTTTATTGACCGCAAACTGGCGCTAAGCCGATCCATATTTCTTGAAGCGGTGAATGATGGAAATGAAAAATGAAAAAAAGCCCCGGTGAATCCCTGTGATTCTCTGTGGCACGTTATGTAATAACATGATAGGAGAACAGACATGGCACGAACAAAAGTAATTGTTGCGTCTAAGCTTACGAGCTGGGACGATGTGAATGAAACGCTGCGGGAAATCGCCGAACGCAAAAGCGCGATTGAGGCGGCCACAGGCAAATACAACGAAGAGGAAGCGATCCGGCGCAGAGCCCTGGACGAGTTATGCAATCCGCATCGCGACCGCATTGCTAACCTGGAAGAGGAAATGAAGCTGTTCTGCGAAGAACACCGCGACGATTTCGGAAAGAAAAAAACCCTGGAGTTTTCCAACGGCACAGTAGGATTCCGCACGGGCACACCCAAACTTAAAACATTAAAGGGCTGGACATGGCAGGCGGTGCTCGATATGATCAAACGCACGGCGTTTGCGAATATCTGGATCCGTACCAAAGAGGATGTGAATAAGGAACAGATCATTATCGATTATCAGCAGGCGCAAACAGACAACGAAGACCTGGCGAAACTGGGCTGCGAGGTTGTGCAGGACGAAACGTTCGGCTATGAGGCCAAAGTAGCCAGCGAGCAAGCCAGCGCCAGAGGCGGGCAGGCGGCGGCTTAAGAAGGAGAATTTCACAGAGTTGCACAGAGAAAGAAGATAAAAGATAAAAGATAAAAGAAAAGAACAAATTTCTTTTAAAATCAGATTCTTTTTCTCAGTGCATCTCTGTGATACTCTGAGTATCTCTGTGAAATATGAGAAAGGCGTTTTATGCAATTAGGCGAGATTTGGATTGAGACCAACAGCGGGATCCGGTTTTTCCCCTTCCGGCAGGAAGAAAATAATTTCAATATCCAGGATATTGCGCACAGTCTGTCACAGCAATGCCGGTTTAACGGCCATACCAAAGCCTTTTACAGCGTGGCGCAGCATAGTGTATTAATGGCGAAGTATTTCCAACACAGCCATTATAAACCCGGACAGATTCTTATTGCCCTGCTGCATGACGCGGCTGAAGCCTATCTTGGCGATATCGTTAAGCCGATCAAAGACCACATGCCGGTGATCCAGATCGCGGAATACAATCTTCTGAACCGCATTTATAGCTGGGCCGGGGTACATGCATTTTATACCGAAGATATGCGCGATGCGGTGAAAACGGTTGACGTCTGCCTTTTGCACAGCGAAAAGCAGGCGCTGCTTGGTGACAAGGTTAAATGGGCATTACCGACCATTGGCCTTCCGCTTACGTTCCGGATACATCCCTGGGACCCGAGAACCGCTAAAAATGAATTCCTGAATATGTGGGTAGATTTAATAAAAAATACAAAATAAAAAATAAAAAAAATGGAAAAACATGGCTAATAAACGTCAAACGGCTTTAATCCACACGGCGAAAACCAGGCTCGGTATTAAGGAAGAAGATTACCGGGCTATGCTTTCCGGATTTGGGGTGGAGTCCAGCAAAGATCTTAACACTTCCCAGGTACAGGAGCTGATGCAGTTTTTTGAGTCGCTGGGCTTTAAACACGAACCAGCTAAAGAAGGCGGGCATCCGGTTTTGAGCAACGGGAAAAACAAGGCCAGATTTAACCCGGCGATATGCGATTACTACGCCACGCCTAAACAGATCGGACTGATCAGGCATCTGTGGTACAACCATCCGCATGTGCGGGTAAAAACGCCGGCTTCTCTGAACAGCTTCTTAAGGCGTATCGTCAAAGTTGACCGGCTGGAATGGCTGCCGCGCAGACAAGTTAGCTGTGTAATCCGGGGGATAGAGGCGATTGGGCCAAAAGAAAATAAAAAATAATCCACCCCTTGCTCCCCTCCCTGTACCACGCCATAGGCGGGCAAGCACAGGGAGGGGCTGGGGGAGGGTGAAAATCGGGAGGTTAAGTGATTTGTCCATTTTGCGGTAAGGATTACAGGGATGTTCCGAAAGGGAAAGAACCGAGCGGATTTTATCATGGCGACGATCATTTTTATATGCGGTCGCGGCGCTATGGCTATCGTTGCGGTAATTGCGGAGAGATTGCGGAGGTTATCGCACGGCCTACGGGAGAACGGTATCTGAAACGGCTTTTATTGACCAAACAAACAGATATGTTTGAAGCTGACCCCTTCCCGACCGAATCGGGACTCGGGGTGACAGCAATGAAAAATGAAAAAAGAAAATAAGAAATTATGTTAGCCAACTACCGATCCAAAATATTAACTATTAAAAGCGATTTTGAAAAGCAGTTTAACGCTGATTTAGAGGCTTATAAAAAAGCCATTATCCGGGAGATTATTTACCTTAAACAGAAATATAATATCCAGGATATGGATGAGCTGGCATCTATAGTCCTGAAGCATTTTAAATTTCCGGCCCAGGAACAAATCCGGATGAATATCCTGGTAAAAGATACCATGCGGCAAATCGGCGAGGTATGGGATAATTATTTTGCAGGGGCACAAAATGTTGTGCCCTTACAGGATGGGGATTACGAGAAAATATTGGCAGCATACGGGATAAAATGGGATTTCGACCAGATCAATAAAAAACACCGCCGGATCCTGATGGAAGAAATGCAGCGGGCGGCCCGGGCCGACTATGGTTTTGAAACCCTGCGCCGGCGGCTGATCAAGCGCTCTGTTCCGGACGCGGCTACCCTGGCCAATACATCGGTGGCTATGTTCGATAATGCCTATATGTTTGAGAACGCTCAGGCAGCGGGCATAACCGCATATAAATATGACGGAGTACTGCATCCCAACAGCCGGCCATTCTGCAAAAAACACCTTGGAAATGTATACACTGAAAAGCAGATTGCCCTGCTGAATAACGGGCAGGGACTCTCCGTAAAGACGAGCTGCGGCGGGTTTAACTGCACCCATTGGTGGACGCCGGTGGTGGGAGAGGATAAATCTCAAATAAAAAATATCAAAATACAGAGCGGAAAACAGAATGCTGTGAACTTTATTAAGGTAAATCCTGACAAGTTCTACATATCTATTAGTAAGGGGCTGCCGTCGGATTTACAAAAAATGATATCTTTTTATAATGAAGAAGAATTAGCCAATTTAGGTGTAAGTTTCTATCTTTCCGATAATGAAAAAAGCGGCTATGGACTTACAAGAGATAAGGATTTAATTAATGTATTTTCGGCCACAGGCGCACACCAGGGCCCTGCTACTGTTATCGATGCGATAAAGAACGGCGCGGAAACCCTGGATTGTTTTGATACCAATCTGCCGGGATTTTACCGTAAATTTGGTTTCGATGAATATAAGCGTGTAAAATGGGACGACCGTTATGCACCGGAAGGGTGGAATTATGAACGTTTTGGTCGTCCGGATATTATATTTATGAGACTTAGAAAGGATAAATAATGGCTTTATCGGATTATAAAAAATTGCCTGCAAAAGATAAAAATGAAAAACCGGGGGAAGTAACACCAGCCTGGGCAATATTAACTAAAAAATATGGTGTGGATATGTTTGGGGCCGGCCAATGTGAGAATTGCAGACATTATACCGGCACAATTTATTGCAAGGCATTCCCGGGTGAGGATGGCATTCCGGTGGATATTTTAACGGATCAATTTATCCATGTTAGAAAGCATCCGGAACAGGAAAACGAGATCCTATTCGAGAGGAAGGAATGAAAGATGAAAAAGGAAAAAATATTAATTACGCGGTACTGGGTGGAGGCGAAAAGACTGGGACAGTGGAATGTACTGGCGTTATGCGACACACTGCAACAGGCCAAAGACTATCTGCTCAACCCACTAAGTGTTGAATATACGGAGGTTCGTATTGTAAAAGTAGTTAAGAGCGAAGTGAATCCGGAGGACCTGCTTTGAGAGACCTGATCCTGTTTTTGCTGATCTGCCTGTGGATGGCGCGTTTCCTTTTGTTTGTCGGCGGAATACTGGCCATATGGTTCGGCGATATACCGACGCTGATGATGTGCACCATATTGTTAATGCTGAGCTTTGGGCTGGATTGAACGATTAAATTGACACATAGCATCCAGTTTAATTTCGACTCGATTTTCTTCCATAAGGCATCCTTAATTTGTTTTTCTTGATATACTTTAACTTTTTAATTTTTCTTTGAGCCATTATCATGAATTGAGCACCAAGAACCACATGCCAACATTCTCTCAGTGTTAAACTTAATATTAAATATAAAATAAGTGATGTTATAAAATATTCGGTGCTATAACGATCTTTTGGCCACACTTTATCAAATACTTCAAGACCTGCCAAAGCCCAAATTACAATGGTTATTAAAATTACAAGTATTGCTAACTGATAAGTGAAGACATAATCAACAAAGCCGCCTTTACTATATTCTGCAAATTCACTAATCTCTGGAGATTGCAACAGAGCTTGCGCATTTCCTGCCCATGCAAATGTTAATCCAACTAAAATCCCGACAAGGGGTAATAATACTGAATTCGCTGCGGTGTTCAAATCAACTGGTATAAAACATGAAAATATAAATCCAATAATGACATGAAAGAAAAACCATCTATCGAATAACTTTCTAAATCCTGAACGGTTTCCACTTCCTTTAAAAAACCAGGTCCAAAATTTCATAAAATCTGTTTTTTCGATCAATTAACATTCCTCCCACGAATTCTTTGATACAAATTACGAATTCGGTCTAATAATGTTCTTTTATCGTCCTGGTCTGCTATATTTTCTTGTTGGATTAAAATAGGATTTTGTCTCAAATTTTTTTTAATTTTCTGACCATCTGATGTTAATTGTAAGACCGCACCAGCATTATTTCCTGTAGCGGCTGCTGAACGACTAATTTCTTGTAAACGTTCAGGATTAAGTATTTCTCCTTTTATTTCAGTTTTTCCTTCCTTTGCATTAGTTTGGGTCAAGTAGTTTTGCATCGGAGCTACGAATTCCTGATCGATGTCCCAGGGATTTGGTCTTGAAAAAGTAACCCAAAATTTGGAGATTGCATGTGCAACATGTAATTGCTCAATAAATGTTTGTGGGTCATATATTTCACCGACCTCAAAAGAAGCATTAATCCTCACTGCTTCTTGTGATTTGTTCAACAGTTCAACAAATGAATTAGCAATGCCTCTAACTTTTGGAGAAAGCCTACTTTTATTCGCTATTGCCGCGATCTCTAATTCAATATCAAAAATCACATGAGTATATGGTGCTAATTCAAATGGACGTTCTAAAAAGTTATGATCCTGGTACAATTCCACAGTGGATGTTGTAGTTCTACCAAGTCTAAAATATAAAGCATTTTGATCAATATTTGAGATATTTCCAATATGCCACACTGAACCTGTTCTTAATTCAAATTCAGGTAAAGATTGTATTACAGATTTAAGAATCTCAGGACGTGTCATATCATTAATAAACAAATTACGTTGGTGCACAGGATACACTTTTATTCGAAAAAGTTGAAATTCGATCATTATTCGCATCCTTTATAAAAAATTGATATATAAATGTCCGCTTTAGTAGAATTCAAGAATAAGTTACTTTAAAATTCAATAATCTTTTGTTTTCCGCCTTCAGTTAAATTTTTTTCCGCCTTTTTAAAGGTGATATTCGCAGGTGGTAATTGCGCAGACGCGCCCGACATTAGGTTTTCAACAGTTAAAATCTGTATTTTGGGGAAATCTTTATTCCACCCTTCGGAGTGGTAAAAACCGGCGCTTACAGCTTCTTTTGTCATAGGCCGGGTTGGTTCTGCAAGTGTTATAAATAGGCCAATGGCAGCCTTTTCCCGTTCAACGGTGGCAATTAAATCCTTGACCATTGTTACATTAACGTGCGTTCCGCCTTTGACCGATACGATAACTTTTTTTGCTTCATTAGCAGTATCCTGAAAAAAAACCAAACCATCAATACCGCTATCCGCACCTTTCTTTTTGCCCTGGTAAGGCTGGGCATTGACCAGGGAGCAGGCCCACCATTGAAACTGATATTTATCCCGTTCAGCCAGGTTTTTCGCCCCGTCAAAATCCCTGGGCGTGCCGTGAACTTCAAAGCTGATATTGCTAAAAGCATCCTTCATGCGTTTTTCAATAAGACTTATTGCCAGGTGGGTAATATCGATGCCTATCCAGCGGCGGTTAAGTTTCTGGGCGGCGTGAACGGCTGTACCGCAGCCACAAAATGGATCCATCACGATATCGCCGGGATTGCTGCTGGCCTGGATAATGCGCTCCAATAAGGCAAGCGGTTTTTGAGTTGGATAACCAAGACGTTCTTGCGCCTGAGAATTTATTGGAAATATGTCAGTCCAAACATCATCAGCTAATACGCCTTTTATTTCATCCAAGTAAATTTTATAGCGATATTTACCGCTTGGATTGATGATTAACTTTCCTTCAGCCTTGAGTTTTTCAAGAGTATCGGCAGAGTATGTTGCTAATTCTGCGTCTTTGTATCTGCCATGATCATCACTGCGTTTAAATCTCTTTTCTATTTCGTATGCTGGATAGGGCAGATATATTTTGTTAAACATAACATTAGAATTCTTTGAAAAATACAAAATAACATCGTGATCTGAACCAAATCTTTGGGCTACAGCCTTACTACTTCCTGACGTCGCTCGTTTCCAAATCAACTCATTTCTGAAATTCTCTGCACAAAAAATAGTATCCAGAACGATTTTTAGATAATGGCTGGATGTCGGATCACAATGCAAGTACAGGCTGCCGGTTGGTTTTAAAACCCGGTGCATTTCCAGCAGGCGGTTGGCCATCATAACCAGATAAGCCATCATGTCGCTTTCTTTTAAAAAGCGGCGCAGGGAATTTATCATTTCAGCCACAGCCGTATTGGCTTGTTTAAAAAGCCCGGTGAATTCGCGTTCGGCCTGTTCACCCCAGTGCCAGGTATCTTCAAAGGCAGTTATCTGAGCATCGGACTCATGTCCTTTAGGAGTTTTAAAAAGCAGATTGTAATCCCGTTTGCTGTTAAACGGCGGGTCAAGATAAATCAAATCAATGCTTTCTGATGCAATATGATCCTGCAGAATGGTTAGATTATCACCATAATATAATTTGTTTTGGTATTGTTGATCCATGCCCCGCCTAAGACGGACAAGCCCGCCAGATGGATTTTAATGGCAAGGATATTACGAAACAGATCAAACCAAGGCAAGGGGGAGATAAAAGATTAAAGCCGCTACAGAGCGGCAATGGATACAAAGACGCTATAATTTTATGTTAAGTGCGTATCGAAATATCTTTTAAACTCTCTTTTAAAAGGTCTTCAATCTCTCTTTCGGTGAGGTACATAAACTTGTGAATGCGGCGGCTTTTACCGGCGCCGAGCAGATTATGCCAGACGGCTTTCTGTTCTTCTTCGCCGCTGGTAAAGCCGATTTCCGCCCGGCTATGGTCAATATTCACAATCCCCATATTGCGCATCATGCGGCCGGTCCAGGTCATGGTTACATGGTCGCTCTGTTTACCGGCCAGTTCCCTGATCTTTTTATATCCCTGTTTGACTACTACCCATATATGGCCGCTTTTGGAAGTGAAGAGCTGGAAATTGGGATCAGGGGCGCGGCCCCTGCCGCCTTTTGCCGTTGCGATAATGCGGTTTTGCAACATCTTTGTTAATCCGCCGACGGGCATGGCAAAAGGCTTAGTAGAATAATCATGATCACCTGCGATAAATTCGCCCTGCAGAGTACGTTTGCGGATCAGGGCAATGGCGCCATTGGCCAGTCGTTTCAACAGAACGTTCTCGACCAGGTTATCCAGGTCTTTTTGAATGGCGGGTATAATGGTATTTGGATCGGCCATAGTTTTTGTTGTTCGTTATTCGTGATGCGTTGTCCGTTGATTGAGCTTCTTCTTCAGCTGAACTTTTAACGTTCCCTAAATAACTTCTTCACCTTCATCGGGTATGGAATAGCCGATTTTATCATAGACTTCGTTTTTACGGAGCGGGATTTCTGCGCCCTGGATGCTCTTTACTTCGCTTAAGATGCGGGCGTTCTTTTCATAATCTTCCGCTTCGTCGGTAATAAAGCGAAACACAGGCGCAACGCCTCCCCCGCTGTAATTAAGGCGGTAGTCGCGCTGCATGTACTGGGCGTTTACGGCCTGTTCTACAAACAGCAGATCGGCAAAGAGAATATCGCTGCGCACCTGGTTGTGTACCTGAGCGGCGGCGCGGCTGCCTTCCTCAACTTGGGTGGTGAGGTTTTGACCCAGCACGGATATAGCCATTTCACTGTTAACCGTGCTGATGAATCCGTTATAGGTATCGACGGATCCGGACTTCATCGCTTCCAGCAGGGAGAGCTTAACGTTCTCCGGAATGGCGGCGTAACCGTCGCTGCCCAGCTTTTCGAGATCGGCCAGTAAGGCAGCTACATCATTGGGATCGGCGCCCAGGCCATATTGCCCGAAAATAAGCGGCTGGCCAAACTTCTCGTTAAACTTGGACCAGTCGAAACGGGAAAAATATTTAAGCACCACGTAAATGGAATTGATGCGGGCCACGCTGCCCACAAAATTATTGCTGATGCCGTAAAGCGGATTGTAATGAATCAGGAAATTGACTTCCGGATCGAGATCCTGATACTGAACCTGACCGCCGCGGTCTTCCAGGAAATAAAAGATATTCTGGCTGCTGTCGATATCCAGCTCGGTGAGATCGTATGGATTTATGAATTCCAACAGACTCTCGCCTTTAACGTTTTTCCAGACTAAACGCGCTCCGCCGAGCCCAAACAGGATGCCGTTAATGGCGATATCGAACAGACGCGCGGCATTGCAGTTTACAAAGCGGTCGTGCATAGCCACCAACCGCTTCTCATCATCTTTGGATGGCTGAAAATCTTTGGGCCATGTCAGTTCCCAGGGATAGCCGGTGATGGCCAGGCGGCGTGTCTGAATAAGGCCGTAAAAATACTGATCTGCGGCCAGACGCTGCAGAAAGGACATAAGCGGGCGCACATCCCGGACGCTGCGGTCGGTTTCATTGGCGCTGCGCAGATAGCGCTTAATTTGGGCAATAGTGGGATAGACGCTGTTCTTAAGATGGGGATTGTTGTACATATCTTAACCTTTTGTTAAATACCCACCCGTTCCGATAAATCGGAACACCCTCCCTGCTCACAGGGAGGGCCGGGGATGGTTAAAACCGTTCATTAATATTTCTGTTGGAAATGCTTTGGACGCGCTGATATTGCCGCAACAAGGCCACAGCGCCAAACTCGTGTAAAAGTTCATAGGCACTCACCAGGCAGTCCGGGGCATCATCCTTCTTTTTGGCTTTTTTACCGGCAAAATCAAACACCTGGTCGGTAAAGCGCTTGCCTTCCTGAGTCTGCCTGAAGCCGACCGGGAAACAGAATTTATCAGACTTCCAATCCAGCTCGGGAGATTTAACCAGATCGTCCACATGATAGCGTTTAAATTCCACATGCGGAAAAAGGGTTTTGTGCAAGGCGCAGAAATTATACAGGTTATTGGTCCAGGTGCTTTCCTGGTTTACGTTGCCGTCGAATCCCAGGGTAAAAATGCGCACGCCGCGGCGTTTCTGCTCGTTATACATATTAAGCAGATCCATGAGCAGTTCATTGGAATTGGAGTAGGATCTGCAGCGTGCGGCCGTAATATAATAACGCATACGTGTAACGGAAAAACCCAGGCAGGCTATGGCGGTGGTGTCGCCTTTGCTTTTAAGCGCCAGGTTTGGATCGCAGTAAATGACAGCGCGGATATCGTTGGTGATATCCTCCTCACGGTAGTTGGCCATGGGGAAGATATCTCCGGATGCTTCGCGCGGTTCCTGCTGGAAGTTTCCGGCCCAGTCGTTGGCATCGCGCGGCTTAAGTTGTTCTTTTAATCCGGACTCGGATGCGGCCGGGTATTTTTGCGGCCAAAGCGAGCGCTGTTTTGGGGGCCTTGTTTCGTCCCAGGCTTTATATTTGTGCATGATGATATTGGGCGATAAAATACCGGCTTCTTCTTCTTTAAAAAGCTGGTGCATGGCGCATTTGGTGGAGAAGTTATTGCCTTCCCAGATAAGGGTGCCTTTATCCACCAGTGATGTGCGCATTTCATTAAGCCGTCCGAGCCGTTGCGTTACCGAGTTTTCGGTAAGACTGGACGTTTCGTTTTCGAAATCCGTGATAAAGATAAAATCCGGACGGAGAAACAATCCGCGATTTTTGCCGCGGGCGGAACGATCCTGCGAGAGGATATCCAGGAATGTGCCTTTGGGATTCTGATCGGTGCGGACGAAGAGTTTTTCCTGGCTGCCTTCCACGAAATCAATTTTATAATCGAAGTTTAAGCGCTCGTTAAGATGGACATAATCCATGACATCCAGGATAAAGGCCACGGGCGTCATCAGGGTTTCCGAGGCGATCTGCATGTAGCGGCGTTTGCCGAAAATAATAAGCCAGATCAGCGCTTTCTTGTACATGGCTGTTTTTGCATGGGACCTGGGCCCGGCCACGACATGGGCTTTTTTGTCATGGAGAACGGCCAGATCGATCAGATCATGATGGAATTTACCGGGAGGGGCATAATCCTGATAGTTCTCCCGGGGGAAGTAAATTTTATCGAAGATCCAGAAATCGTTACTGCACAGGTTAATGCGTTTGGCGCGTTCCTCATCACCGGACTTGTGCACGGTAAAGGGCGGAGCGGACTGCATCTGGCGGCGCAGCTCTTCCTGCTGATCCTTTAAATGACGGCGCTTTAATTCCTCATGGATCTGGCCGATCAGAATATCGGTGGTGGAGTTCTGACGGCGGTCTGTGGTTCGGCGTTCTACCATAGCTAATATCTGTTGTTAGTTGTTCGTTGTTCGTTAAGTGTTATTTCTATGCGTTAACACTTAACGGTATCCTTCTAAAGTCGTTCAATTTCCGTTTAAATTCGTTCAATTTTGACGATCCTGGAAATCTTATGGTATTGGCCGGGGAAAATCCGGCTCTCTTAAAACGTAAATCTGAGCGTATAAACGGCAATGGTAAATAAAAAACCATGCTTATCATTTATTTTTGGACAGGGCGATTTTTTCACGCTCTTCCTCCAGGATGCGGATGATTTCCTCATCGCTTAATTTGGGCGCCAGGCGCTTCATAATGTTAACCACGAGCATGGCGTTAGGCTCCCTGGCAAAGGCTTCGACCTGGGCGATCTTAAGATTTTTCTGCAGAATGATGAGATCCTTAAGCAGTTTAACGCGCTTTTCGGGAACCAGACGTAAACGGTTAAGCTGGGTGAGCACCAGGGCAATCTGATGCTCAAAAAAAGCTTCGGGATTTTCGAACTGCGAGATATCGACCGCGGTGTCATCAGTATCTTCATCGTCCTCATCATCGCTTTGAGGCGTTTCATACAGATCACGTTCCTGCCGGGGAATATCGTCCGCGGGTGTTTTTTTAACGCGGTGGCGGATCACGTTGTACACCTGGAAGTAAGTGCAGCCGGTAATCTGCATAATTTCCGGCGTTGTTTTGCCTTCATTATGCAGTTCCATGATCACACGGCGTTTATGAAATGATGTCTTAAGGGCTTTAGGCATAACGATAACTCACAAATCACAAATTACAAATTTCAAATCACAAACCTCAATCACAGGATCCTGTTGAGATAGAACAAGCTGACCATGATCACCGAACTATCTTTTTTCTTGGCCCAGATTTCGAAAGGCTTTGGCCGCGGCATGACGCGGATCGTCTCGCCGGATATCTCATAAATTCCACAGGCCGTATTAAGCGCACCGGCGGCAATTTGAAAAGCCTGGTTGAATGCGTCGGACTGGTTGCGGTGCCCGGCTGTAAATATGACAAGTTTTATTTCCACCGGGATTTCGATGAGCTGCGAGGCGCTGGATAGCTGTTCAGCCTCATTTTCGAAATCGGCGTGGACCGTAACGTAAGGCGGCCGGAGGTTACTGGTAAAGTCTTCGTTGATTTCCTCAACACCGGTAATTTTTAAGGCGGCGCGGCTGTCTTCCAGGCGGCTGATCACATCGGCAATAACCAGGGAGGGCGATATCATGGCATCTCCGTATGGCGCTTTTCAGCCGAGAGGATTTGCAGAGTGGGCTTAGTTGATCCGCCCGGTGTAATGCGTCCGCCGGCAATAGCCTCCAGCATATCCATGGCTTCAGTATAAAGTGTTTTACGGTAGTTTAACTCGTTCTCATTGGCCACCGGCTTCTGGTTTAATAAAAAATGCACGGCGAGCTTGGCAGCAATATGCCGTAATAACGGATCAGCATCGGCGGCTCTTTCCGGCGCTTCGGCTGCAGTAAAACCGACGATAACGGCATCGGCCTGAGCAAAGGCTTCGGTCATGCCCTGCGGATCCTGTTCCGAAAGCAGGAAGTGATCCTTGGGCAGAAACGGCTGAATGGCTTCAAGATCTGCAAACGGCATAGAGACCTTTCACAAATTATAAATAACCCTAACCCCTGCCCCTTCCCCTACCCATAGGGGAAGGGAATGGCATGGGGTAACAATAAAATCTTTTATCACCTTTGAAATATAGGATTATGTTAAACAAAAAAAATTGCGCATGGGCTATGCGTAAAGAAAATAATAATATAAGGTGATAAATTTGGCGTAGGAAATGCAAAAAACATGATGCGCAACAGGGGGATTCCTCGACTGCGCTCGGAATGGAGGATACGTGAAAGAGAAATTGATTGCTTTACTTAAGGCCCTGGGATTGTGGAATGATGAAAAGGCCAAAGAGCTGGATTCAAAGCTCAGTGAAATTATTGAAGATCCTAAACCGCCGGTGGTGGATACCTCGAAACTGGCTCCGGAACTCAAGGGTGTAATGGACGCCATGCAGGGACAAGTGGCTGCGCTGACCGAGCAGAATAAAGCATTAATGGCTACGCTGACCAAAGAGCGCGAAGACCGTGAGAAGATTATCAGCACACAACAGGCGCAGGTGAAGGCGGAGCAGGAAAAGAAGGTTAAAGAAGCCGTTGATAACGCCATAAAACAGGGGTTGTTTCCTGAAGCCAAACGTGAGGCAATGAGCAAACTGGCCGGGGCGGATTTTGCGGCTTACGAAATCCTGATAAAGGATATGAAGCCGGATCCTCATTTTAAGGCGGATGACAAAAACAACCAACAGAAAAAGGATGAACCGGTTATTAAAAGTCCGCTGGATACCGGCAGTCCGATTCTGGCAAAGGTGAAGGAGTTTGCAGGGATAAAGGAATAAAAAATACAAAATACAAAATAATAAACCGTTTTAAGAGGAGTTGAAAATGAATATTGCCCAGATTTCGAGATTATCCGGACGCGGCGCAGGCCTGCTGTCCAATATGCTTACTGTGGCGCCGTTGCTGCAGTTTGCGGAATTTAAACTGGATGCTTCCACGCATATGGTGGTTGCAGATAAGGATTCATTTGCCGGATCAGCCGCCCGCGCCGAGGGAGCCACCCTGCAGCGCGATGCGCAGGTACCGACCGTTAACAGCCGTAACCTGGCGCTTTACGGCCGGGAAATTTCCATTGACGACGTGCGCAAATTAGACGCCAATGTAGGGATTGCTCCGGCTGGTTTACGCCTGTTTGCCGACCGCCGCGTAAACGGCCTTGGCGGGAAACTGGCTATTGAAGTCCAGGATGAACTTCTGCAAGGTATCGACGCATCCAACCGTATGCTTGGTTTTGCAACGTTTATTCTGGATGCGGCAGCTGCCGGTCAGACAGCACGTCTCGGTTTTACCACGGCCGAACTGGCAGCCATGAATACACAGATCAGTTTGCAGATAACCAGCGCTAATGAAAAAACATTCGTGGAAATGCTGGAAAAGGAAATCGCCAAGGTTCCCGGCGCGAATGCCCTGATCGTGAATACCAACCTCGGGGCGCGGCTTTCCACGGTCGCCCGCAATATCGGCGCAGCCGGCGAAACCCGTAACAGCTTCGGAACCGCGATCCAGACTTTTGACGGCCTGCCCATTATCAAAGTTCCGACGACCGCTCTCCCCCAGACTGAGAGTGACGGCACGAATAGTGACTGCTGCTCGATGTTTGTTGCGCGTTTCGCGGAAGACCTGGGCGCCTGCTTCTCCACCAACAGCGGCTTTTACTTTACCGATTTCGACGAAAGCGAAGTAGGTCCGCGCGGGATCAGCCGCCTGCAGTTTTTCCTGAATCTGACGGTGGAACGTACGGACGCTGTGCGCCGCCTGAGCAGAATCCGGTTGTAATAAATACCCTAACCACAACCCCTTGCCCTGTTAACAGGGGAAGGGGCAAAGGGATAAGGTTTGGAGAATACGAAAATGTCTAAAAAAACAAATCCACATATACCTGCCCCAACCGCCGAAAAAGAGCAGCCAAAGGACGTCCCGCCCGCCTCCGCGGGGCGTCTTTTTTGTTTTGAATTTTTCGAGGAAAATGCGCAGAAAGTTCCGGAAAAATTTGTGATTAAGGTTGAGGCAGATACGGAGGACGAAGCCTGGACTTTGTGCGGCATGGAGAGAGCGAAGAGGTCAAAGCCCAACCAATACACCGGTAATTTCTGGATTGAAAACAAAAATTAGGAAAGTCTTGCCCTGATCACGAATGCTCAGGACGAAGCGTGGGAACCATAAAAAGGCACTAACAGAAAGGAGTTCCATATGCGCGGTCTTATGCGCGTCCCGATAATGTTTCATTTTATCCTGATTCTGATTTTGTTCCTGGCTATCGCGCCGGCATTATCACAGGATACAGGTCCACCCGGTGAAGATCCTGATTTCTTCTCGATGTTTCTTTCAATTCCATATCTGGCCGGTGGAATTGTTTTGGTGACGCAAATCGTCAGGAAAGCGGTCAATATAAATGGCCAGTGGGCGCAGTACCTATCCTGGTTAATCGCAGTTTTGTTAAGTGCAGTCGGATATGTTTTACAAATAGGAATCTTTATTGGAGTGACCTGGTACGTTGGCCTGGTTTATGCCCTGGCTGCCGGCCTGATCGCGAATGGCCTGTTCGACTGGGATTTTATCCGGGTTATACTCAAACTAATAGGATTACTGCCCGGGGAAAAGAAGACGTAAGCAAATCCACCCAAAAGAAAGGCCGTGGGCCCGAGGCCGGAAATAAAAATCGGGCCTTTCATGATAAAAAAAACGAGGGGATTCCTTCCCCGCTAAAGCGGATTCGAAACAAGCTATGGCAACAGTCATCATATCATCTATCGGCACCGGACGGGATTATGCAACTCTCGCGGCCTGGATTACAGCTAAGGCAGGGAACTTTGTTTCCCTGGACGTGATCCATAAAGCCGAGGTGTATGATGACGGCGTTTTTAACGGCGCAGTAAACCTGACGGGCGCCACAACCGACGCCACGCATTACTGGTGGATCGCTCCGGCAGCCGGTTACTGGCACAACGGCGTCCCGGGATCCGGGATCGAACTCACCAGCACGACCAGCATTATTACGATCAGCAATGCTGCCATCATTGAAGGGCTTGAACTGCGCAACTGGGGCAGTAATGATGTTTACACAGCTTATCACGCTGTTTCTATTACCGCAAATGTGATGGCTATCATCCGGAAGTGCCTGATCCATGACCGTTACTTATCGGGTAACTACGGACGCGGCAGCGGTATCTACTGCGGTTCACTGTACTATTCGAGCGTACAAGCTTACAATAACATTATTTACGGCATTTCCTCAGCTGAATCCGCACGAAATTACGGTATTTACCAGGTTCCAAAAGTTTATAACAATACCCTGGTCGGCTGCAAAGTCGGCATCTATTCCGCGTCCAATATTGTGGTGGCCATCAATAACATCACCCAGGGAGGTGATGACGGATTTAACGGGGCTTTTCATGCCGATTCCGATTATAATCTCTCCAGCATTGCCAGCGACGCCCCGGGATCGCACTCGCAGAATGGCGTCAGCCTGACTTTTCATGACGCGGCTAATAAAAACTATCATCTGGCTTCCACGGATTCGGCGGCTATTGATGACGGCACCAGTCTGAGTTCTTACTTTACTGATGATATCGACGGGCAAACCCGTTCCACCTGGGATATCGGGGCGGATGAGTATGTTTCTGCAGCCGTTACCAAAACCGTAACCGAAAGCGGCTCCGGAGCGGATGCATTATCCGGATTACTGGCATCCCTGGCTTTAAGCGAAAACGGATCCGGCGCAGATGGATTACAGAATTTGGCTTGCGGGTTGGGGATTGCGGAAACAGGATCGGGAAATGATTTATTAGGCTCTCTGCAGGCGCAGATTTCTTTGGCAGAGACAGCCGCAGCAGCAGAAATTTTAGGAGCCCTGGTCGCTCTGCTCATGGATGAATCTGTGCAAGGCGATGACGGATCGCTGAATATTGGCTGCGGATTTGGAATTGCAGATACCGGAGCCATAAACGACACCATCGCCTATTTAACAACACTGGCCCTTATTACAGACAACGCTTCCGGAAATGATATCATCGAACTGCTGATCCAGGCATTCAAATCTGTGCTGGATGAAGCCACCGGTGGGGATGAGTTGCTGAATGTGGAATGCGGACTGGGGATTTCGGAAAGCGGCACCGGCGCAGACTTATTACTGAATGTAGCGTGTGGCCTGACGATCGCAGAAAACGGAACCGGCGCGGATCTGATCCAGGTCCTGATGACGGCGCTGATTGCCATCCTGGAACAGGCTTCCGGATCGGACGAATCTCTGAATGTGGATTGCGGACTGGGGATTGCGGAAAGCGGTACAGGCGCAGATGGAATACCGGGCGTTGAATGCGGACTGACGATCGCGGACGGCGGCGCGGGCGCTGACCTGGTTCAATTACTGGCCGAAGCGCTGAAAGTGATTACCGAAGCCGGAATGGGTTCGGATACCATCAGCTCGCTGCAGGCTATGCTCGCCATGGAAGACGCCGGATCCGGAGCAGAGCTCATCAGCATTCTGTCCCAGGTTCTGCTCAATGACGCCGGATTGAGTGCGGAAAACATCCAGACGCTGATCGGTCTGGTCACTATCGCGGAGCAGATTTTAAGCAATGATACTCTGGTTATTGACCGCGGCCTTATCCTGGATGCTGTGCGTCATGCTTTCCGTTACGTGCTAAAAAAAGATTTCTTATCTAAAAAACCGAACTCGCAGTTCAAACATATCGTGATTAAAGATTTTGTACAAGGAGCGGATCAATGTTGAAAGACCGGTTAAAATATAAAACACGCTGGCTTATCCATAAATTTACCAATGACCAGGCGTTTAAGGATGACAAGCCTTATGAAGTGGCTGTTGTGGATGGCAATCTGCTGCTCAACGAAGGTATTCAGGAAGTTTTAAACCTGATGTGCGGCCTTGGCTCTCCCACGGCATACAATAATGCCAACGCGCAATTGGGCGTGGGTGATTCCAGCACGGCAGAATCTGCTTCCCAGACTGACCTGCAGGCCGTTACCAATAAAACCTGGAAAGGAATGGAGGCCACATATCCATCACGGACCAATCAAACGGTGACCTTCCGGTCGGTATTCGGGAGCGCGGACGCCAATTATTCCTGGAACGAATTCAGCGTGCGTAACGGCGCGACAGCGGATAAGAACCTTAACCGGAAAGTCTCAGCCCAGGGAACCAAAGCCTCCGGCCAGACCTGGACACTGGATTTGCAGATCACGTTATCGTAACCCAACCCACCCGGCCTCCGGCCACCCTCCCTACTTGTAGGGAGGGCAGGGAGGGTTAGGGAGGGTCTTAGGAAAATCATGGATTCATTTATCATACAACCGACAGAAAAATTCTTCATCCAGGTGACCTTTGAAGCCTTGGATGATGCCGAGACGATCACCCTGGGATCATCTTCAGCTGGGGTGACAGACGCATCCGGAAATGATGTTCCTGGTATGATCGATTCGGGAACGCTGGCGGTTGTGGATAATAACAAACTTAAAGTGCGGGTCATCGGGGGAACAGACGGACAGGATTACAAACTGACGCTTAAAGCGGTAACGGACGCCGGAAATACGTTTGAGAAGGATATTAAAATTCGCGTGAGGGAAGGCTGATGTGCACACTGGAAGATCTGAGCGATAAATTGGACACCTTTATCGGAAATAGCGAGAAACGCCTGGTCGAACTCGAACGCCGGCAAAAACAGCACCAGGAAAAGTTGGCCAAGCTGACCCGAAAAGACGATGAACTGGAGCGGATGATCATGAACCACGTAGAAGCAACGCTGGTTTATGTGCGATCGATTGATGATAAACTCTCGGATATCAAAAACACTCTGAGTGCATTACCCTGCAGTCAAAATTGTACGAGGGAAGGATGACCAACGAACAGGAAAAACTTGTGGCAACCTTGCCTGCTTTGTGGCAGCGGGTGGATGAAGCACAAAGGCGCTCGATAGAAGCTAAAGCCTTGGCGGAATATCTGAACCGTAATGTAGTGGAAGCGACGATTACCTCGCGTAATGCCGAAAAGATAGTTACGGAAATGCGTGAAGAACAGGCGCGATTCCAGGAGGCGCTGATGAATAAGCAGGAAAAGATTTTTTTTCGCTATACGGCAATCATGACCGCGCTGATAAGCATTGCCACAGCGGTTATGAAATTAATGTAAGAATGAGGGAATAATGGAATTTGAGCATAAAGGTACGGTGTATTGTTTTACGGAGCCGACTGTACGGCAGATGGAGATTCTCAGCGAAATGCTGCACGAAAGCCGCGAGTCCCTGCTGAAAAAGGTACTGAATGAAGCCGGTTCACCACAGGACCTGATCACTTTCAGCGTTAAGATTTCCGATATTCTGCAGGATATCCGGCGCAAGGGCAAACTAACGGAATTCGCGGCGCTTTGCGTGGTCAAAAAGGATAGCCTGTTTGATGAACGGGAATTCCGTCAGCGCATCCAGGAATTCGCAAGTTTGAGCTATGAAAAGGCGGAGGCTGTGTTCAGCCATTTTTTTACTGGCGGGACCTTACAGAAAATACTTATGCCGGGATTTTTGACAGCCCAGGCGAAGGCGGGCACGGCCGGGAATTCACGGGGTCACAAGAAAGCTATGTAAGGCAAATGATATTTTACCTGTGCCGCGGAAGAGCCAGCGAACTGGAGTGCATCCGCCGCATGGAATATAAAGATATGTTATGGTTAATGAATAAGGCGAAAACATGCAAAACATAACAGCCAATCCCACCCAGGTCATACTGCGCAATTATGAAGCCAGTATAACCATCGCATCCACAGAGTACACCTTTGGCCTGATCAGCGAGGTTAAGATCACGTTTAAGCCGATAAACGCCGAACGTGACAGCAAGGGCCGTTCCTTTACAGCCGGCTATGACGCAAAATTTGAATTTAATATAATGCAGATTACCGACGCTAATATCGATACTCTGTTAACAGCCGTTAATTCCGATGATGTTGGCACGGTCAAACTAAAAAAAGGTGTAAACGGCCTGCAGCTTACGGACGTTAAGCCGGTCTATGATTTTGAGCTGGACGGCGCCGGCGGCGTGAGCAAGATTAAAGTGAGTATGGATAAAATTATGTCTAAAGACGAAATGACGGGCATAACCTATTAGGATGCGAAATGGTTAATATTACGGACAATACCAGGCAGATCATTATTCGCAATGCCACGGTCAAATTCGGCTCGGCCAATTATGGACTCGTGAATGAAGTGAAGCTTACCATCAAGAAAATTGAAGCCGGGAAAGACAGCCTGATGCGGTCTGTACCCGCCGGTTATCTGGTTAGCGCGGAGTGGCGTGTCCTGCAGAGCGATAATGAAACCATGTATAACCTGATCAATTCTGCGGCCTCGGACGGATTTAGCACTTTGTATATTCTGCACAGTAACGGCAATAACAGTTTTATCCTGGACAATGTTCTACCGGTTCCGGATTTTGAAATTGATGGTTCCGGAAAAGTATCCGGGCTTAAAATGACTGCAGAACGCGCCCTGACCACAACCGAGTTGGCCGGTATTCTATACAACAGCAGCGTTCTGACAGTGGATGATACGCAGAATTACGACGGCGCGGCGTTAACCCTTTCTCAGCCAATCTATTTTTATATGCGTCCTCGCCTGGTGTACTGCCCTTCTGTAAACCGCACCTATATGACTTTTAGCCGTGGCCGGGCCGGCACCAGTGAAATGCAGACTAATTATCTGTTATATTATGACCACAGCACTCAAACTTTCTCTTCCGTGGTCAACATTGGACCCAATAAAACCGGAAACGATGGCCACCATATTGCAGCGCTTTTTGTAACATCCGACGGTTATATTCTTACGGCCTATGATCCGTTGTCCACAGACGGACAAAGCCATAATTACGGCATATTGATCCAGCGCAGCGAGAATCCTCATGATATAGAAGCCATGGACAGTATGGGCATGATTCAGAAGGACGGCACTACGGATTATGGATCCTATCCCTGGTTTGCTGAACTGCCCAATGGCGAAATTGTTGTGGGCTACCGTTTGGCTTATGGCGCGCCTTCCGGACCGCATTACGGCGTGGAGATGTCCCGCAGCAGTGACGGTGGCATAACCTGGTGTAATGCTTACCGTATCTGCCAGATCAATGATAATGATGATTTTTGGGCCTATAATTTTTGCGCCATCGGTGCCAGAGGCACGGATCTGCGGGTTATTGTGCATCCTTATGACGATGGAACACCCAACACCAATACCAGCCTGTTCGTATTCCGAAGTCGCGACGGGATTATCTGGAGCAACGAACAGCAAACCTTTACCAAGAATGTGCTTGAAGACGGTTTTTTCTTAAGCGATGAAAGCCAGACGCACTGCCTCATTTCGAGCAGCTCCAGCACGCTGGTTTTCTGCCGCTCGGCGGTGGTTTCACGTTCCAATAAACTTTACCTGGTGTGGAGCGATGGATCCACCACTGTTCACACGCAGCGTTTTACTTTTTGCGACGGAATTAACTGGGTTCACCGCACCCTGCCAACAAACATTTTTAACGGGGGTAACTCTGCCCATTGCGCCCTGGTGGTTTATGACGATCTGACGTTTGACCTTTTCGCGATCGACAATAACGGCGGGGCGACCACTTATCATATCCTGAAACGGTGGCGTACTCAGAATAAAGGCGAAACCTGGACGCTTCTGGAAACGCTGATCAATGATTCGGTAAACTATAAATTTGCCTATATGCTGACCAATACATTCCAGGATGTTAACAAGCTTATTTTCGCGGCAGAAAACAGGATTGCCGCGGATAATATCCATGACGTTTATTTCAGGGTTTATACGAAACCATAGAGTAAAAATCGTTGAGCGTAAAGCGTTGTTTTCTATGCGCAGAACGCTCAAAAATAACACAAACCTATTAAAGGAGACTTAAAGTGTATAATTATTTGGACGCTTATGTGTTCATGATCGATGAAACCCCGGAATCGAAATTTACGGCCGGTTCCGTGGATGATGCGGACTGCAAGTATCTGGGTGTGTGCAAATCCGATTCCGGATTTAAGCTTTCCCAGGAAGAAACGGTTAAAGACAGCGCCAGCAACGATATCGTGCTAAGTTATAAACTGGAAATCAATGTGGAAGCGCTCACGGCTCTCACCGACGCACAAAAGGCCCAGATCGACGGCGTTACGGCATCCCTGCTGTTCTTGCCCACGAGCGGCGTAACCATTCCATCTGGCGCCGCGCCGCTTACAACCACCCTGGCAACATCCGGCGTAGTATTACCGGCAACGCCCAGCGGCACCATGTTACGGCCCTGCGTTCTTAAGATCGAGGAAGATCAGAAATATGGATCCGGCAAGGTGAGCGCTATTGTGATTAAAGGCGAGAAAATCGCCCAAACCAAGGCTGAACTGCGTAAAACCGCAACTATTGTGGATACGGTGTAACCCACCCGGCCTCCGGCCACCCTTCCCGATATTTCGGGAAGGGGCTGGGGGGTGGGTTTTGGATCTAACTATGGCCGCAGTACAATTTACCATCAATCCTACCAGCTTGCCGCAAACCATAACGCTTACGCTAAGCAAGTGGAGAGTTATGCGGCGCTTTGTCCGTTCCCGTTACGATTATGTTAACGGCGGCACGGACAGTTATGTGAGAGCGCACCAATGGATCTTTGAACTGGAATGGGAATACCTGTCCGCTGCGGATTTAACCAGCCTTAAAAGCATTATTACGGCGCTTACGGTGCAGCCGGTCAAAGATGTGCGCCTGGATAATCTGAATGGCATAACTTATAATGCCACAGTAGATATTGACCAGGACGACTTTGCCGACGACGCCGGCGATGTGTTTCAGAAACGTCCGGCTAAGGTAACGTTTATTACCCGGGTTAAACAGACGACATAATAAACAACATGCTTAAAGTAACTTACTCCTGCACCGGCACATCCAATCACAATATATCCGATAAAATTATAGATATTTCGCCATTACGCCGCAGAGTGGAAAGCGAAAAGCCGGGCGAAGCGGGCGCAATCGTATTCGACGGCGTTTCACTTGAAGTTCCCCTTAGCGCCTTTAATGACAATGATTTTTCGTTTGCAAACCTGGATGCCAACGGGCGTTATACCTTTAAGATCGAAGCAGGCTTTTGTGAAAGCTATACCACCATTTTCAACGGCATGCTGGATAAAAGTTCGGTGGAACATACCTCGCATAGCACAGCACGGTTTGATGTGCTGGACCAGATCAATGCCCTGATCGATCTCGAAAATACAGATGCGCGTCAGGAACTCTCACACTATTCCGGAGGCTCGAAATACCGCTTTGATATCAAACATTGGGGCGACGCTTCAGAGGCTTTCGGAATTTATAATTACGACACGGACATCAGCGAATATGTAGATGTGGACTGGGCTCTGCCCATTGGATCAATCCTTAAGATCGGTACAGCTCTCTATTTTATTATTTTCTCAGAGATCCGCCATGATACGGTGACCAATTCCGATTATAATTATCTGCGCAGTTACAATACCCGCCCAGACACGCAGATCCTTAATCAGTATGTGTATTATTACAGCGATTTTTATTTCAGTAAACAGATTACTATCAACGATCTGGGCCTGGTCACACATTTTGACGGATACAAAATAATTCCAGCTATTTACGGTATGCAGTGGTATAATCCCACGGTGATCAATCGTACCAATACTTCCACTTATCCGATTGATTTGTCTTACTGGGAGGACCTGGTGCTGAATTGCTTTGGCAAACACCCGCTGGAGGCCTTTAAATATATGGCCAATATGATGCGGCTCTATATTTACGTGGATCGCAGCGGCAATCTCATTCTGCAGGATTATCACAACCTCGGAGTTCGCGCCACCTATACCATAAATGCAGACGCTGTAACAGACTGGTCATTAAAATATCTTTGGTCGCGGCGGGTGGATTATGTCTTAGTCAGGCAGGTTGATCTTTACGACGAAGTGGATCCGGATACCTGGGGCGAATATCCTGAGAATCTGAGCACTATACCGCGCAATAAAATGGAACGGGATGTTTTTAAACTGGCTGATAATCTAGGCACTATTGCCCAGGAATATCACAATTTTTATGGCGTGGCAAGGCAGGCCGCGGCCTTACAAACGCCGTTAACGGCAAACAATGTAACGGTTGAGATGCTGGACGAAATAAACTGGAACAGTATGGATTGGTTTATTGAGGGGATGACGATGGATTTGGCAGGGATGAAGCTGGATCTGGATTTAGTGGAGCTATGATCAATCAAGGAAATTACTATGGCAGATAATGCAATTAATATCACACTGACGATAGACGGCAAACAAGCGCAGGCCGTTTTACAAAATACCCGTCAAGGTGTAAGTAATTTAGTATCCGAATTCAATATGGCGAATTTAAGCGGCACAAACGCCATGCAGGAAGTCGCATCTGAGACCTTACAGCCGGTACGCTCTATTTCATTGTTAGAAAATCAAATATCCCGGTTGCGTGCAGATCTCAATTCTTCAGAGATAGGCGGAGATGCTTTTCGGAGCCTTTCTGCACAAGTTGGTTTGCTGACAAATGAGTTGGCAGAAGCACGATCAGAAGCAGCGAAATTCGCCGTTCCAGTCGGATTTAATCAGTTAGGTAAACAATCAACCGATGCAAAAATGGCCATGGTTGGCTTGAATTATACATTGAGGGATTCACCATATTTATTTCAAAACCTGAACATGGGCATTATGGCTGTGAGCAATAATATAGGCCCTATGATTGATAATATGCTGGCCATGAAACGGGAATCGGGTAGTATGGGCGGTTTTGTGCGTACCCTGGCCAGAAATTTAGCTGGTCCGGCCGGCTTATCATTGGCCTTTAGCGCCGTGGTAGCTGTTATTCAAATATTCTCATTTGTTTCTGCCAAAGCAGAAAGCCAAACAAAGAAACTTTCTAATGCACAGCTGGAAGCCGCGGAACGCGCAGGATTATGGAAGAAAGAGACCCAAGAACTTAATGACGAGCTGTCTAAGCTGAGCGATGCCGAAATAGGAATCAACATCTCAAATGCGCAGGAGCGCCTGCAGAAAATAGATGCCGAAATTACAAGACTAAAAAACACTATTACCGAAGAAAGTAGTAGCGGCCTGCAAGTGGATACCAGAAGCTACTTTTTAGCAATCAGCTTGCTTGAGGATGAAAAAAAAGGCATCCTTGCTAATATTGATACATTGCAAAAGGAAAAAGAACAAAAAGGTCTGTTGGCCAATATCGAGCTAGAGCTGATCAGGTTGGAAAAGCTGCGTAAAGCAGCTCGCTCCGAAACGGACATTCAGGATTTTTCAAAACAGATTGAAGCACAGGAAAAGATCAGAAATAGTCTTATCCAAAAAGGCGCTGATTCTGAGATCGAAATGAACAGATTACGGATTATGACCATCAAAGGTGAGCGTGAAAAAGAACTGGCAGAATTAGGATTGTGGTATCTGACTGAACAAAACAAGGCTGGTGAAAATGATCAGAAATTACTTCTGTTAAAACAGGTCTATGATGTTAAAAGACAGGAAATTGAAAAAAAATATACGGACATAAAAATAAAAGATGAACGGGAGCAAGCCGCCCTTGTTGCCGAGTTGGAAATTGAAGCTCTCAAAGATGGCCGAGAGAAGGATCTAAAAGAACTGGATGCCTGGTATAATACCAGGCTGGCCAAAGCTAAAAATAATGCGCAGGCTATTGCTCTGCTCGATGCGGCAAAAACACGCCGGGAACAAGAGATTACCGTAAAATATGACAGGCAGGACGCTGACGCTAAAGCGCTGGCGGCTAAACGAGGTTTTGAACTGGCGGAATTAAGCCTGGAAAATGAGAGCGATTCAGCCAAACTGACGGCTAAACAGCAGTATTATAACTCCCTGCTGAATATCTATTCAGGCGACCTTGACAGACAAAAAGAAATCGCACACGAAATAGCACTGCTACAGGGACAGATCAACAATGCCATTCTTAAAGAAACAAAAGACGCCTCTGATAAGCGGGGGCGTGCTGCGGAACTGGTCTTTGAAAACCAAATCAAAGCGGCCCGATTAGCCGGACAATCCGAACGCGATGTGGCACAATTAGTCCTGAATCATAAGTTGCAAAAATTAGCTGAGGTTAAAGCGGCCGTTTATGCTAATGCGGATGATCAAAAGATCGCAGTCGAAGAAGCCAACGCAGGGGTACTTGATGCGCAGGATAATTTTAACCGTGCGACTTTGGATAAAGACAAAAATACCGCTGAGAAAAGGCGTGAGATCTTATCCAACACTTGGGCGCAACTAACGGCATTTTTATCCGATTATTATAACAATGAGGCTGATGCTCAAAAAGAGGCCATCGATAAAGAGCAGGACCGGCGCAACGAAATATTAAAGACTGAACGTGAGCAGCGTCTTGCTCATGCCTATACTCAATCGGCCAGAGACCGCATAAACCGTGATTATGACGCCAAGGAAAAACGTCTGGAACAAGAAATGACTAAACGCAAGGAACAGGCTGCTATCAAAGCGTTTGAAGTTAACCAGGCAACATCGGTTATCAACGCAACTATAAATACACTGACGGCCGCCACATCGGCATTGCAAACGCAACCAGTATGGCTTGGTATAGCTATGGCGGCAATTATAACAGGATTAGGTATGAAAAATGTCACTCAGATTGCCAATCAAAGCCCGCCGAAATATGCCGAGGGAGGTCTTTTTATTGGACGCGGTGGTTCTAAGGATGATCAAAATCTGGCCTGGATTTCCAATAAAGAGTATATTGTCCGGAACGCAATGACGGAGAAACATTTTAATCTCATCGAGGCTGTGAATAATGACCGGATCACTTATGGTGATCCCAAGCATGACTTGGATGAATCAGGCATAATAACAGCTATAGAAGCATTGCGTAAGGATGTTAGGGATCAGAATAAAGAAATTAGTAGGCTGGCTCATCGTCCCGTTAACGCTAAAACACATATTTCAAAGTATGATAGCGCTGCCATTGTTGAATATGGTAGTTATGAAGAGAATAAAAGCAAATTATAGAGGTTTTGCAAATATCTTAAACCGAGTGTTAAATTATCTCAAAGTTCGCGTCGGGTTATACT